CGTGGCGGAACGAAGGGGGCGTCCTCCCCAGATAACCCTGAGAGGAAGCAGCCGAAGGCATTGTCGCGAACCGAGAGGACGCCGGGGACGTTCTCCCAGACAATAATGCAGGGCGGGAGGTTCCGTCCGGCGCGGCGTTCATCGATGGCATCGGCAAGCCTCAGGAACTCGAGGGTGAGGTTTCCACGGGCGTCATCAAGAGACCGGCGAAGGCCCGCGATCGAGAATCCCTGGCATGGCGTTCCGCCCACCAGGATGTCGGCCCCGGCAATCCAGTCCTCGTCGCGCAGCCGCGTGAAATCGCCGTGCAGCGGCACATCAGGATAGTGATGGGTGAGCACCGCCCGTGCGAAAGGCTCGATCTCGGAGAAGGCCAGCGGCCGGAAGCCCAGCGGATGCCAGGCGACCGTCGCTGCTTCGATGCCTGAGCAGACGGAAAGATAGCTCAGGCTCAAGTGGCGGACCGCCTGGGCTTGCGGGACGGCGCCGCTGCATCGGTTTTCTGCTCACTGACCGGCGTGGCCGGGAGTTCAGGCGGAGCCGCGACAATGACAGGTGCGACATCGGGTTTGCCGGCGGCGCTCTTATCAGGCTCGGGGAGCCGGACGAGCGTGCCAAGCCGCAACTCATGCTCGGCCTGGCGCTCGGTGAGATCGAGAACGGTCCCGACCCCGGTGTTGCGATGGCCCGCGACGAAGGGGCCCGCCCTCTCGGTGATGGCGTAGCGTGGCATGTCATACCTCGGTGTTTGGAAGATGATGTGATGCCGGGGGCGGATAGCGGCCGCAGACAAGCGCTTTCTCCACACGATTTGCGGAGAAAAGTCCCGGCATTCTCCGCACCGGCAGCTGTAATGGATGTCAGTTCGCCGGCACGTCGGTCAGCCCGCCGCCGGGCACGACCCCACCGTGGATGTGGGTGGCGCCGATATTTTTGCCGTCGTGGGTCACCTTGCCGCCGGTGATGGTCACGCCGGCATCGCTCACTTCGACGCTGACGCCGCCAACCTCGATCGTCACGGCGGCAGACGCGACTTTCAGGGTGGCGGCGCCAACAACGACCTCGCAGAGGCCGTCCTTCAGGGTGGCGGTGACATTGCCGTAGGTCAGGACGTTCTCGTCACCCTTTGACGACGGTGACTTGTTCCGGTCGCTCCAGGTCATGGGAAGCGCCACGGCCTGCTGCCAGTCTCCGTTGGGGGAGAGCGCCGTGAACTGCTGCCCCTTGGTGGGCGGCGTATGAACCTTCAGCGCGCCTGCAATCTGGGCGTAAGGCACCCAGGGTGAGAGGAAGGGCTTGCCGTCGACATCCTTGCCGAAGTTCAGCCTGACGCGTTGCTTGCCGACATCAACCTCTTCAACGGTGCCATGGCGCATGACGCCCGAAAAACGGCGCTCCAGTTCGGCAATCCGTGCGGCAAGCTCGACCACCTCACGCATCGGCGATGCGGGCCAGCGATGAGTAGTGGTCGACCACCACCGGGTCAGGCGTGACAGTCACCTCGAGCCTGTCGAGCGGCTCGGGGTCGTTCCCGAGATCGAGCACCGGGCCCAGGCCAATGGCGTCCGCCGTCTCCTGGAGTATCCCCAGCATGTTGGCGGCTCGCCGCCAGTCGGCCAGTGGCGTGCCTTCGATTTCCGAGCGCAGCATCTGGGCGATGGGAGCCAGATCCGTGTCGCCATCCATCACGCCGAGCAGGTCCGCCCACGCCGTGCCGTCACGGACCGCCACGCCATCGGTGGGCGGTTCGATCAGGTCGCAGGTCAGCACGATCTGCCGCGCGGCAAAGCGGACACCCTTCTCGACCGAGGCTCCGCGCCGGGACAGCCGTCGCGAGATACGCGGTACGAGCTTCATCCAGACGCGCGACCAGTCGCTACGCTCACGCGTCAGCACCGCCATGACCTGATGCTCCATGAGATCGAGAGCGAGCTCCATACCCTCATCGGTGTGCGGGATGGTGATGATGCTCTCCTCGCCCGCAACCTCCACCCGCGCCGCTATGGCGGCCTCGATGACGAGGTCACAGGATACGTTGCCGTGGAACAGGTCGCGTCCCGTGACCTCCATCTCGTGGTCGTCGGTGGTGACGATCAGGATGGGCTGGCGCTCCTCGGCGATGGTCTGGTCGATGGGCGCGATGGCACTGTCATAGACACGCCCCTCAGCCAGGGTCGCTCCATGCAGGGCGCGGGCCGCAGCGATGCGCATGGCAAGACGGGCAAGGCTCATGCCGGTGTATCCTTCCTGCTGGAAAACTCAGGCCGGAAAACCTTCCAGACTGGAATGTTTTTCGATCGACGCCGGGAGCAGGGCAAGTTCCAGACGGGAACATGCCGCCATGCGCCCACAACGCCCCCCGGAGTTTCCCGGGAGCCGCAATCCACTCATTCCGGAACATCCTCCCGGACGAGAAGAAGGTTGAGGTCACCCATGCTGGTCGGGTGAATGGCGGCAATGGCGAATGACGGACTTCCACACCGCGCCGGCAGTTTGAGCAGATCACCCTTGGCGGGCCGGAAGCCCAATGCCGCAACCTGATCTGAAGCAATCCAGAAGGCGGTCTGCTCGGCAACCATGCGTGTCGTGCCGGTGAACTCCCCGCCCCGGCCCTGTCCACGGAGATCGGAGGGTGCCGCAAGGGCCGAGAAGATGCCCCTGACCCTCACCGCCATGCGGTCGGCATCGGCGGCGGCCTCGACATATTGATTGCCACGGCGCGGGATCAGCACCGCCTCCTCCCCGAACCCATCCATAGCCGCGGCAGACGCCAGCGCATCCAGGGCGTCAAAAGCCGAGGTCATGAACGACCCCGCCTCAGGTGCGCTTGCCAGGAATCAGCACGCGGGGACGGGTGCAATAGTGCAGCGCGTTCATCTGGAACTCGAGGTTCACGCCCTTGCCGTTCATCATCTCCCACTGCTTGCCGTAGAGTCGCTGACCCGGGGTATTGACCGTCTCGATGTAGTCGGCAGGGCCATAGACCGTGCGGAACAGGCCAGGGACACCCATCGGAAACAGATGACACTTGTTGGTGTCGACGCCGACACTACCGCCACCCCGGTAGTTGGCCCAGGTGATGCCGCCGAAGTCGAAGGAGCCGTGAAGGCCGCCCGCACCCGGATTGATGTAGGCGCCCCTCAGGCTCGCGGCGTCGGCATAGCCCTTGTAGGTGTCGCGCACCTCCTTGTGGGCGATGAGGTCGTCGAAGAAGCTGTCCCCGCACAGCGCCATGACACCCGTGTAGGGAATTCCGTCGAGGGTCGCCGCCATCTGGCGGATGACCCCAGCGCACTTCTTGCGGAGAACACCCTCTCCGGGCGTGGCATTGTCGAGGTCGAAGTCGATCTCGGCCGCCGGGGTCTCGCCGAACTCGGTGAAGTAGTCGAACAGCACCGCCCCGTCCGCGTCCAGAAGACGGCCCGTCTTCAGGATGTTGATGCGGTGGTACTCCTCGGTGAGGGCAAAGAACTGCGAGGCCTCGGCAGCGCGCTCGGCGATCTTGGACTGCAGGCGCTCGACGGCGACTTCCTCGCCGAAGACCCGGACCTGCTGGACCTCGTCGGCATTGATGGCGTCATCGACCTGGAAATGCGGAACACGCAGGGTGCGCATGGAACGCTTGCCCTTGCCGAAGGTCTGGCCCGGGCCGCCGCGGGGGCTTGCCTGGATCAGCATGCCGTTCTGGGCCTTGTCCTTCTCGATGGCGATGTCGAGCGTGTCGATGCTCACCGTCTGGAAGAGGCCCATCTGGCCGATGGCGGACGGGACATAGGAGATCTCGCGGAGCGCATCCGTGAGGCGCATGACGCTGAAGGCGTCCTGGGTGAAGATGTTGAGAATGGACATGTCTGGATTCCTCCGGGATCAGCGCACGATGACGCCGAGGGTGGCGAGGGCCGTGTTGGCGGCAGCCTTCTCGGCAGGCTGGTCACGGTCGGCATGGTAGGTGAGGCACTTGCCGTTCACCTCGGCGTCGCGGACGATGGCCGAGACGGTCACATCGGCAGCGGATGCATCCGCCCCGTAGATGGCAATCCCTGCGGGCACCTCGCTGCCATCCGTCGCGCCGACGGCGCTGGCGACGTATTTTCCGCTGGCCGTGACTTTCCCTAGGACGGTGCCAGCGGCGATGATCCCCGCCCCGGAGGCGATGGTGATGGCCTCGCGCGAGCGCTGGCCGTTGGCCTCCGAGAGGATGAACTCCCCCGGATGGCGGGTCTCCATGAGAACGGTCATGTCGGTTGCTCCTTTCAGGCGCGGGCGAAGCGCCGGTTGGCGTTGGCGATGGCCCGCTTCCAGCCTTCTTCAGCACGTGCAGTGGGGTTGGAACGTTCAGGGTCACGGGTGGCGCCGAACTCAGGCCCCGCGGCGGCGCGCTGGGCGAGCGCCTCGATGCGGGTTTCCTTCGGGGAGGCGCCGAGGATCTTCTCGGCCTCCGCGACGGTGAGGGCGGTTTCGGTGGCGAGCATG